TGATAAGCCTGTAACGGAGATACCGTTATCATCAATAGAGTGGACAAATGTGGGGCTATGGCGCAGTTGGGAGCGCGCTTGAATGGCATTCAAGAGGTCGAGGGTTCGAATCCCTCTAGCTCCACCAACTTTATCCACACACCGCCGCCGAAGTCGGCCAGGAAGTGGATTTGGATCATTTTTTCGCCGACCACTATCCGGTCGATGAAGCGGTGGATCGCGGCCCGGTACTCAGCCGGGCTTTTGGCTTCTTTAAGCGCCTCGCTAACATGGTTCAGGTATTCCAATGCGGTTTCCTTGGTGACCGGCGGCTCTTCTTCGGGAAGGGCCGCATATTCTTTCTGCAAGGCTTCCCGTTCCGCTTTGAGTTCGTTTAGCTTTCGCAGTAGTTCCTCTTCGCGGCCAATCTCGATGAGGCGGTCTATTACCTTATCGATTTTTTCCTGGCAGGCTGCGAGGCGGGCCTTAAGCGCCATCTTCTTCCGCTTGAGGTAGCCACCCCTTTCTGCGTGGTAGGCGGCCATTTGCTCGGCTAATTCCTCGGGATTTGACAATATGTCTTCCTCAATCTGTTGCACCACGATCTGCTCCAGCACCTTTTGCCCGATAGGCCGGTTGGTGCATTCACCGGTGCGCTGAGCCTTGTTACACTCGTAATAGCGGTAAACGGTGCCCTTGCCGTTGCGCTTGGAGTTCCCCACCATTGCCGAGCCACAGACGCCGCACACCAGTTTGCCGGTGAGGACGTATTCGGTTTCGCCACGCTTACGCGGCCTGACCTTGCGCCGCTGGTTCAGGATTTCCTGCACCTTATCCCACTCCTCTCGGGTGATTATGGCCGGGATCAGGCCCGGTATTTTAATCACTTCTTCAGGCGGCTTGGAGGCGTGGTGGTTGCGCTTGCCCGCCACCTTGCGGGCCGTGCGGTTGTAGACGTAGACGCCGGTATACTTTTCGTTCCTGAGAATATCGGACAGGGAATTTTTCCCGAACGGGCGGTCTTCGCGGGTGCGGTAGCCCTTGGCGTTCAATTCCTGCTGAATGGCGGTATAGCTCTTACCATCAAGGACGCCTTGGAAGATAAGCCGCACCGCCTCGGCCTCGCGGGGTTCGATCACCAGCCGACCGTTTTCCAGGCGGTATCCCAGCGGGGGCCTGCCGCCGGTGTGAAGGCCCTTCAGGGCGTTCTCCTTGAGGCCCTTCATCACCTCGCGGGCCAGGTTGCGGGAATAGTACTCGGCCAGGCCCTCAAGCAGGCTTTCCAGCAACACGGCCTCGGGACTGTCGTCAAGGGGTTGGTCAACGGCCACCAGGCGGGCACCGGCCTTCTGTATCTCTCTCCGGTATACCGCCGCGTCGTAGCGGTTGCGGGCGAAGCGGTCTAGTTTGTGAACCAACACTAAATCCACCTTGAGGCCGTTCTTCAAGTCGCGGATCATTTCCTGGAAACCCGGCCTGTCGTCGGTGGTGGCCGACCTGGCCTCGTCGGTGTACTCGCGGACGATCTCTATGCCGTTTTTGGCGGCGTACTCCCTAATGGCCCTGAGCTGGGCCGTAATGCTCTCGTCACGCTGGTTGTCTGACGAATAGCGGGCATATGCGACGGCGGTCTTCAAGGCGATTACCCCCTGAAGGGGGTGCCCGGCAAGCGCCGGGCACCAATAATACTACCAGCCCCAATCGAAACTGTAGTCAAAGTCACCGATGCTGTACCAGGTAGAGCCGCCGCCCCAGCTATAGTCAAAGTAAGTCCAGTCGCCTATGTCGTAAGAAGACATCCAGTCGCCGTTATCGAAGTACGTATACCAGCGATCGCCTATCGGGTAACTGGTGGCCCAACTATTGTCGTCAAACCAGGTATACCAATGGTTGCCTATGTTGTACGTCGTTGCCCAGCCGCCATCGTCAAACCAGGTGTACCACCTATCGCCGATAGGGTACATAGTAAAGCTGCTACCGTAGTCGTCATAGTAGTAGTACCTATCACTGATCCAGTAACCCGTGCCAGCATAGGCAGGAGTGGCGATGATTGGTGCGACTAGCAAGATCAAAAGCACCAATGCCAAGCGCCTCATAATTTCACCTCCTTTCCAAGCAGAATTAAAAACTTTTGCCTATGTTTTAATCTTAACCTCCATCACCTTGCCGATAATCCGCACCTGCTCCGGCTTAAGCAGTCGCGGCGCGTGCTTAGGGTTAGAGCTTTCTGGTTGGAGCAAAATTTGACCATCGAAGAAGCGCACCCGTTTGACTGTGCCGCCCTCATCCTCGATCCAAACTGCGGCTATGTCGCCGTTGTCCACAGTGGGTTGCCGCCGAACAAGCACCCAGGAACCGTTGGGAATTTGGGCATTTACCATGCTATCGCCTTTAACGATTAGCCAAAAGAAGTTTTCTGGGCCTTGGGGAAAATACCGTTTTGGTAGTTCTTCGTAGTCAACTATGGTTTCCTCGGCAAAGATTGGCTCGCCAGCCGAGACTTCTTCGACGACTGGAACGAGCACGCTGGCAGTTAGGGGATTAACGCTTAGGCCCAAAATGTAGTTGGCGTCGACACCAAAAATTTGGCAGAGCTTATCCAATAGAGTGTCGTAAAGCCGACGCCGACCAAGTTCCAGGTCATACAAGTAGGAGCTACTAATTCCAAGTAGATTGGCTAGCTCTTCTACTTTCATGCCAGCTCGTTCTCGCAGTTCTCGAATACGGTTCATTGGCCATCCTCTCCCTAGAAGATAGTCTACTCGATTTCGCTGTTAGCGGCAATTGGCAATAACCAAAAATGGTAGAGATAATAAGCTTTAGCTTGGCTAGACGCGAGAACTCCGCTATATCGACTAAAATGACACGCAGTTAGCCGAAATGCGGATTGCAATTTCTGCGCCTATGGCGTAACCTTAAGCTAGAACAAGGTGGTGTTGCCCATGAACTTCTCTGGCTACCTAAAAACATTAATGGCACAGCGACGGTACAAACTTACCAGTTTGGCTGCCCAAATTGGGTGCTCTCCAAGTTACCTATGTGATCTTTTAAAGGGCCGCAGGCGGTGGAATGAGGAGCTAATGACGAAAGCATGCCAGGCATTGGGCATCGAGATCATCTACCGCCCTACCGGCACCGAGGACTAGCCTACTATAGTTTATCCGCCAAACGGGCGTTTCTCCCGCTTGGCGGGATTGCGAAAGGAGGGAATACCGGTGAAGCACAGCCACCTTGGAGAAGCCGTCCGGGTGGCTCGGGAAAGGCGGGGGCTGTACCAGTACCAGCTTGCGCAGAAAGCGTACCTTTCCCGATCCGCGATGTCGCGGCTGGAGTTAGGGCAGGTTGAGCCCACCGACGAGGTACTCTGTCAGATTGCCAGGGTACTCAACTGCCCGGAAATCCTTGAAGAACGTTGCCAGCAATGCATAGTTAGCCGCGAACTCCGGCGGCTGAAGACGGTTCGGGAGGCTGCCTAATAAATGGTAGTCGTGGTGGATCGTGAGACAGGCGAAGTAATCAAGCGCGAAGGGAAGTTGGACGTAAAGGCTATCGCCAAGGCACTACTTGGAGGCTTTGAGGCATGGTTGGAAGAGAAATGGAAAAGCGGGATTTAATCCTCGGCTTGGGCTTGGTTGCTATCACGCTATTCGGTTCAGCCATTGAAAGCACGGGCTGGGCAGGAATAGCGGCGATGTTTGGCGTGGCAGGCGGGTTGGCGTTGATGTTGATTGGAGGAATGGGCTATGACGCTTGAGCGGGCCTATGAAATCCTCACTGCCAATGATTGCGTGGTTGTGGACAGCTTACAAGCCGACCGGATATGGAAAGCCGCCGATGAGTTGCAAAAATGGGCGTGGCGGCAGTTCGAGCAAACCCCAGATGAGGTCGTTCGTCTAATGGTTGCCCTGCAGGAAGCAGGGTTGTGGTAAGAAAGGAGGTTCCAAGGTGAACTGGGAACGCTGGCTCTCCAATCAAGTCGCCGAAGCCGTGGACGAATACCTGAGCGCCATCCCCGCCGATTGGGACGAAGACACCATGCGGCGGGAGATAAACGACATCGTGATTGACGCCGCACAGTATGCAGTAGATCGCTTCATTGACCAGCTTCGACGGGAAAAAGAAAGCGCCTGCGAAGCACAGGCGCAGAACCCGAATAGTTTATGGCCACTAGCCGTTGATTTAATGCTAACACAAGCCGCCGTCTGCAGTCAAGCGGCGATTTGTGAATAACGGCTGTACAGTACTTCTCCCTTTTGTCCGCCCCCGCTCGGCGTTATGCCGGGCGGGGTGATCCCCCCAAAGGTGGAGAGAACCAATGAACAAGACCAAAGCGCACACAACCTATAAACTGGCCGACGGTACGGTAGTGCCAAGCGTTACCACCATAATCAACGACAGTCTCGGCTGGAACAAGCAACAACTCATCGCTTGGGCGCGGAAATTGGCCCTAGCGGGAACCGATCCCAACAAGGCGCGGGACGAAGCCGCCGACATCGGTGCTGTGGCCCACTACCTGATCCAGTGCCATCTAAAGGGAACCAAACCGAACACCCGCCAGTATTCCCCAGCGGTAGTGGACAAGGCGGAAAACTGCTTTTTAGCCTATCTAGATTGGGAGAAAACCCACGTGCAGGAAATCATAGCCATCGAACACCAGATGGTGAGCGAAAAGTACTTGTACGGCGGCACGGCGGATTTGGTTGCCGTAGTAGACGGCCAGTTAGGCATCGTAGATTATAAATCCTCTAACGGTTTGTGGCCTGAGTACAAGATACAGATTGCCGCTTATTGCCACGCCTACCACGAATTGACGGGTATCTTCCCGCGAGGACACTTGCTCCAGTTAGGCAAAGAGGACGGCAGTTTCGTCCACCACGCTTTAGGTGATTTAGAAGCCGAATGGGAAGTGTTCCAGCATTGCCTAGCGATTTACCGACTCAAAAAGAAAATAGCGTAAAGGAGGCGGCGCGAATGCCTTTCCGGCGGGCGGAACGCAAAAAGGCGAAACTTAGGTTAGCGATCTCAGGGCCTTCCGGCAGCGGAAAAACGTATTCGGCCTTGCTCATCGCTTTCGGCATCGGCGGTCGGGTGGCCATGATCGACACCGAACGAGGAAGCGGTGAACTGTATGCCCATCTTGGCGAGTACGATGTTTGTACTTTGGAACCACCGTTTACCCCGCAGAAGTACATCCAGGCGATAAAAGAAGCCGAAGCTGGCGGATATGACGTGTTGATAATCGATTCCCTTTCCCATGCCTGGGTTGGGCAGGGTGGTATGCTTGAAATCCACGATGCCATTGCCGCCAAGTCGGGCAATTCTTGGGCGGCCTGGCGGCAGGTAACGCCACAGCACAATGCCTTGGTGGATACCATGCTTCAATCTACCTGCCACATAATCGCTACCCTGCGGGCCAAGACTGAGTACGCGCAGGTAGAAGAAAACGGAAAGACGGTTATCAAGCGTGTAGGGCTTGCTCCCGTATTTCGGGATGGCATTGAGTATGAATTCACCGTTTTCCTAGACCTGTCTCCCGACCACACCGCCACTCCTAGCAAAGACCGTACAGGTATTTTGGACGGTCAAGTATTTGTCCCCGATCAAAACATAGGTAAAAGGTTGCTGGAGTGGCTGGAAAGTGGCGCAGAAGTGCCTATTTCCCGGCCAATTGCTCCTGCGGTTAGTAATACGTCTACAGAGGTTCAGCATCAAGCAAAAAGTACTGAGTTAAATTGGAGCGCTTTTTGGGCCAGAACTAAAGGTCGCAAAGATAAGGGCGGCCTCGGGTTGAGTGAAGAAACTATTCGCGCTTACGCTGCGGATTATTTTGCTCCCGCGAAGTTTAATAAGCTCACCGATATTATAAAGACCCAAGAGGATTTGGATAACCTGCTTGAATTTATTGAGGCGCAAGTGGCCATCAATCAGGCCGTGCAGGCAGAAAAGGGCGCGATGGCCTCATAAAGGGCTTCTGCGCCCCGCAATCCTGCAGGGAGGGAAACCGAAATGTGGGACGGGCGGCTGCCGACAATTCTGCAATTGCAAACCGAGGGCCACCGGGTAGGAGAGCCAAACGGGCGTTTCCGGGCGTACTGGCTGCCGGATGGCACGACCTGGATTACACACCTTGATCCTGCAGGGCGGGAAGAAGTCTATGCAGCGGTAGATAAGGATATGCGGTTGCTGTGGTACAAGAAGGACGTGCATTCGATCGGGGAAATCGTTCTTATGGCGGCGGGGGTAAGATGATGGGTTTCTTTAAGGAAGAACATTGGAAGATGCAGCCAATGGAAATGATCAAACATCTCGATCGACGCATATATGGGTTTTTACTCGAAGCGATAAATCACTATCTGCTTGATTTCATTCTCCTTTGATTGACTTTCTTACCCAGGGGATGCAGTGCATGTACACACGAGTAGAAAGTCGTTTTTGGCAGGACGAGAAAATGCGCGAGATATCAAGCGATGCTCGACATTTAATGCTTTACTTATTGACGTCGCCGCACCGTAACATCGTTGGACTTTATTTCCTGCCACCTCCATATGCCTGTTTTGACCTGGGATGGGATGAGAAACGGTTTAAGAAAGCGTTACATGAACTGTTGCAGACCGGTCGGGTTAAATATGACGAAAACGTTCATGTGGTGCTAGTCTGCAACTATCTTAAGCACAATCCATTGGAAAATCCTAACCAGGTTAAAAGCGCTATCGAGAAACTAGCTGAGTTGCCGAAAACCTTGCTGCTCAAAGACTTGGCCCATATCGTGGAACAGTTTGAGAAACCGTTTATGGAACCGTTGCGGCAATGGTTAGCCGAACGGTTGGCACAACCAGGAACAGGATACAGGAACAGAAAATAAAGATTCCCTCGCGCCTGGCGGCGCTTTGACGCGTGATGAGCAACGGGAAAGTGCTAAAACTGCCCCGGCAGGGGCGTCTCTTAAGGCCAACAATGACACAGGGGAACGAGCAGTAGGTGAAATACCCCAGGAAAAGTCTGTTACCCTGACTGCGGGGAAAGCTACTCGAATCATCCATGCCTATTCGCCGGAATTCGAGGAATTCTGGTCGGTGTATCCCCGCAAAGTAGAAAAACTGCGGGCCTACAAATGCTGGCAGGCCAGGATGCGCGAGAAGGTACCGCCGAGCGATCTTATTGCCGCAGCAAGGCATTATGCCGAGAAATGTCTTCGAGAAGGGACTGAGGAAAAGTTCATTAAGCACCCAGCCACCTTTCTCGGGCCTACGCGGCCTTATGAGGACTATATCCGGCCGCCTACTTCTCAGTTAGGTTCGGCCGCAGATGGCATGCACGTTAAATCATTCCGCGACCCCGTGACCGAGGCCATACTGAAAGACCATGAGGAGAGGGAAAAGAGACTTGGCCGGAGGAAAGGCGAAACAAATGTTTCCAGAAATGCTGGCGTCCCTCCATGACCGCGAGGCCGAGCAAGCCTTGCTTGGATGCTGCCTGTTGGGCGGGATTGACGCCGTGAGGGAAACGGTCAGGCCGGGCGACTTTTACTGGCCGCAGCACCAGGTCATCTACCGGGCCTGCCTGGCGGTGGCCGACCGAAACCAACCAGTAGATGTGGTTACGGTGGCCGGAGAATTGCGCGACGCCAAGCTAATTGAAAAGGCGGGCGGGTTAGATTACCTGGCGTCGCTTGGAACGGCGGTGCCAAGTGCCAACAATGCACTAGCCTACGCGGAAAGGGTTAAAACTCTTGCCGTGCGGCGGGCGTTGGTTCGGGCGGGCGTGGAAATTGTCGAACTGGCCCGCGAGGTTGAAGACGTGGAAGAACTGTTTGCCCAGGCGCAAGCGAAGCTATACGCCGCTGCAATTGAAACGCCGTCGGAGCCAATTAAACTGGCAGAAGCGATAGAGCAACGGCTACACTACTTGGAGGAAACAAAGGACGGGGAAACTGAAGCCGTATTGACGGGTTTCCGCGATCTGGATAAGCAGACGGGCGGGCTGATGCCGGGAACGCTCACGGTGCTTGCCGGGCGGCCCGGGATGGGTAAATCGGCCCTAGGGCTTCAAGTGGCAATTCAGGCGGCTGAGAAAGGCAGGCCAACGCTGTTTTTCAGTCTGGAGATGACTGCCGAAGAACTTGCCGACCGGGTAGTGGCCATGAATGTCGGCGTGGACACTATGGCGATCCGCAAGCGGATATTGGAACCGTCGGAGTGGCAAAAGGCATGGGATACCTGGTCAACGGTGGGCACCTGGCCGATATACATCGACTGCACGCCTACAGTCAGTACGGCGCAGATAAAAGCCCGCTGTAAAAAGATGCAGGCTAGGGTAGGGCTTGATCTGGTCGTGGTGGACTATCTCCAGCGGGTAAATGATAAGCCGACGCAAGTGACCAGGACGAGGAATGAACTGGTAGGCCTTATGACGAAGCGGCTTAAATCTTTGGCTTTAGAGTTAAAGGTTCCGGTGTTGGTACTCTGCCAGCTTAATCGTGGCGTAGAAGCGACGCAGGACAAGAGGCCGGGGTTGGCGCATCTGCGAGATTCCGGCGAAATTGAGCAGGACGCTGATAACGTTTGGTTCGTCTATAGGCCGGAGTATTACTGGCCGGACAAGCGGGAGCATCAGGGTAAGGCGGAAGTGATTATAGCGAAACAGCGAAACGGCCCTACTGGAAGCGTGTGGTTGCATTTCAACCGCGCATTGGTGAAATTCGCCGATCTTTCAATGCGGGAGGCGGTCTGATGGGGTAGACCTCATATGGCTTAACGATTTGATTGAGGCGCTTATAGATATTCTGCGGTGGGCGGAAAACGAGAAAAATTATACTTACGCTTACAAGGTATTGCGGTTGCTTAATGGGGCTTACGGACTTAGGCAGGAACTCCGGAAGGGTGTTGAGAGTACATGAGCGGCAAAGACTGGAGCGATATCTGTCTACGCTGCGAGACCGCACAGCGGCACCTGCGCCGCCTGCCCAG